TTGTGGTAAATCTGCCAGGTTTTGACAATAAAGACTTTAACTGTAACGGAACGTTATTTCTTGTCCATCCCCAAAATGGAAATACAAAACGCATTACTTCACGCTCAAAAGGCGTTACCTGTGAATAATCAAACAAAGCCGCCTTAACTGACATAGCGGCATCCGCAGGTGAATATCCCTGTTTTCTGACTTCAAGATAGTGTGCTATTTTACCATTATCTTCAAGTGTTTCGCCTACCGCGCGTCCGCCTTTTATTAATACGTTTCTTTCTGATGCGGGATTAAGTGTTGCGCCTTTGTAAAGGTCGCTTGCCTTTTCGGGTACTTCCTTACTTACTGCGCCTGACTTTAATACGCCATAAGATTTCATTTCTTCAAGTATCTGTGTGCCTGTCAACTCTTCTCCTGCATCCGTCAGCAATCTATAATTCTGTGGCTTCATCTGTAAAGCCCCTGCCTGCTGATACCTTAATGGGCTTTTTAATCCTATGGTAATATAATTATTCCAAAAGTTACCTATCAAATTACGGGCATGATATTCAGGGAATATAGATAACGTCCACCGCTTCCAAAAGTTTATAGCCCCTTTGTATGCCCTTACAACTGAATTGATTTCATTAAAATTAGTCATAGCCCCGTGATAACGTTCTATGCTATCCGCTACCCTGTTATCAAAGTATTTACCTTCAAATTCAGGTATGCCTTTAATAGTCCTAAAATCAGATTTTGTTTTTCCAAAACGTTCGGTTAATTGAATAGGTAATTTATCCCACGCTGTTTTATCCATACCAAAATCTTTGGCTACTGTTTCAATAAACTTTTTAGATTCAATGGCTTTAACAGATGCCAAAGAACGGGACATTACGGCGGTTAAGGGGTCGGTTACAAAAGCACCCTTTTTAAAACCCTTAACGCCTTTACTCCATCCCACTTCCTGTATCTGCTGTAAATTGTCTTTTACCGCGTCTGATAACTGCGAAACGATTGTATCCTGTATATCTTTTACTTTAACCGTTGAGCCTAAAACTTTATTTATAACTTCATTTGCCTGTGATATTGTCATTTCCTTTGTTAAAAATTTTTCTTTAACATAGTTCAATTCGCTTTCAATTTCAGACGCACCTTTGCCACCACGTTTTGCAATTTCGCGCATAAAATTTCTAAAATCATCTGTCGCAACTGCGGGTAAATAATTATCTATAACAGATTTTAAAACTCCTTCTTTTAACTCTAAGTCTGCTATATTTTTAAGAAACGATTTCATTGTATTTGCTACTTCAAGTTTATCCGATTCTAACGCTTTATCTAATCCTTTTAAGGTTATCGTTTTTGTTATTCTTCCTGTCGGCGTATCAATTTCTCTTTTAACAAGTTTGCCCATTTTATTTAATGCCGATTTTGTTTCTTTTGGAATTAGACTTTTCAACGCGTCTATTTTTTCATCATCACTTCCCATCATAATCTTAGCCATTTTTTCAAGCCCCGGCTTTTTTATTTCTATTCTTTTACCTGTTGCGGGGTCAATTTTACCAAAGGTATTTTCTCTTGTTTCTGCCTTTTCTAATGCTTCATCTATTTTCTTCCAATTCTTATCTATAAGGTCATTTACAATATCCGTTTTATAAATTTTTGTAGCGGATTCTTTTATATATTCCTTGCCTACATTTTTAACCGTTGCAACTATATCCTTTGTGGTCGTGCCTACGCCTGCTTGCATATATGTTGCTATGTCGTCCCAATCTTCTTTTTTGAATTTTTTACCACTTTTTGCAATTAATGTAACTAATTTTTGATATTCTGTTGCGCCTGTGTCTATCGCCCCTTGAAATTTATTAAAAGCATTGTCATACAAGGCGTTACCGCTTTTAAAAACAAACATATTCTTTAAACCTTTTATTGCAGGTAATTTACCCATCCACTTTGCGCTTTTTGAAACAAGTCCTAACATAGCCTCATCTGCAAACTTTGGAAGTAAACTTTTACCAAACATTTCAAGAATAGCACGCTGTCCCTTTGCACCTTGCTCCGCCCACGTTTCGCCAAACTTTAAAGTTTCAGGCGAAAGGTTAAGTTTACTTAATGACTGTCCTATCTTTGAAGTCGGCGATATTACTTTACCACCTGTTTTTAATCCTGTTGCTATTTTTGAAAGTTTACCTACCTTTGTTAATCCACCTACGCCTACATAAGTCAACGGGTCGGCAAATACATCAACGCCAAAACCCAATACTCCACGCATAACTTTTTCGGGAATGCCCGCTTCGGCGGACGCTTCCCCGATTATGCTGTTAAGTATTTCACCACCTGTCGTTTTAGTTTCAAGAGTAAATCCCTTTTTAAAACTTTCAGCAGGTGTAAATTCTTCTTCGCCTTTGGCGGATTCAATAAGGTTTCTTATAGTTTCGTTTGAACCATAAGAAGTCCTGTTTAAATTCTCTAAAATTTTACCTAAATTTGAGGTAAAAGTGGAAGCCATTTATTTGTTCCTTTCGTTTAATAACTGCGCTAAATAATCCATACCCTGTTGTGTAGGCATAGCAATTTCTTGCTGATAAGCCTGCACAAACGGGTCAAATGCTTGTGTCATATATTCAGCAGGCGCGCCAACAATACCACCTTTCTCAACTGATTTTTTTACCATACTTCCTGTATCTAATAATCCCCGCCCTATCTCGCTCGCGACCCGTTCAACTGGCGCGGTATCTGCCTCTGAACCAAATAATATTTTCCACGTGGCGGGAATTATACCTTCGCCCTTTTTCTTTGGCTTTTCTTCTTTTGGAGTAACCGTTGCCGGAATCGCTTCTCCGCCCCACAATAAACGTCTTTGTGTTTTATATGCTTTGTTATAAGCATCTACCGATTTCTTATCTTCTTCATTTACAAGCGGTGAATTTTGCGCAACCCAATTTGCTAATGCCTGTCTGCGTCTATCTTCTAATTCTAATCCCATTTTATATCCCATTAACTCTTTCTGATATTTCATAGCCTTTTCTGTCTGCGCTTCCTGATATGTCCGCGCTTCGTTTAACTGTTTCTCATTTAATTTTTGCCTTATAATATCGTTATAAAAGGCATCATTACTTACCTGCGGAACCCTTGTATTACCTGCAAGACCTGCAACAAAACTTGATAACCCTAAATCAGCCATTGTGTCGCCCCCTATAAATACGGATTTGATACAGGTGCATTTTGTATCATTCCGCCATTTGTAATCATATCTCCGCCATATCCGCTTCCACCATCATTACCTAAAAACATTTTCATTAAATCGTCAGGCGAATATCTTTCCATCGCTTTTGTCAAAGGCGAACGCATAGCATAACTTAATCCGCTTGATAATCCCATACCCGCAAGACTTCCAAGCCCGCCTAATAACGCCTGCGTCATCTGCGCTTCCTGTTGTTTTTTCATTAATTCCTGTTGCCTCTGCCATTGTATATCTGACATTTCACGGGTAAAATCCCTGCCTTCTTTTGTCCGTCTATCTTCAATAGCAAGTAAAGCATTTTTATATTGATTTTCACGTTCAATTCCGCTTAAACCTTTACCTTCCTGCGCACCCATAGTGGCAAGTCCACCCAAATACGCGCCTGAACTCTGCAATCCGCCTGAACGCGCCGCGCCAGCCTGATATAACTGACGCTGTTTTGCCATGCTATCAGAATAATCCTGCTGTTGTGTTTCCGTCAAACCTTGAAATTCGGGAAGCATTGTGTAACCATAACCGTTCTGTGGCATAATAGCCACCTCCTTAATTTAAGTCAAAGATGCGCTTTTCCACGCACCCTCAACCTTAATATATAATTTATTATTAACTACGTCAAGACGCATTTCACCGTTCATTCCGTCTGACGGTTTTGGTGTTGCCGAAACTTTTGATATATATTTACTTTGTGCATCCGCATAAATTTCCTGTAAAAGATTTTCAAGTATCTTTGACGTTTCCGCGCCCCAAACTTCGGGTATCTTAAAATTCTTTATAGCCATAAATTATCACCTCGCATGAAATACCTTGCCTTCCAATTCAAATTTCATAAACCCAAAATCCTGATTAGCGGTATTATTTCTAAATCTGAATTGGTGTCTTTTAGCCGGCTGATAATTCGGGAAGTTTAATTCGCCGTTTATCTTGCCTGTTAAATCATCCACGCCTACCGCAAAATTCTTAACCGTCCAATATGCCTGCCCTTTTGAATATCCTATTCCGTCCGCGTCATATTTACGTTCATCAGGTCGCCACCCAAATTCAAGGTTATATGTTCCAACCGTTGTGCTACCTTCGGCTGATGCGTCAAATGTCTGTGAAGTTATATATATATGCCTTAACTGTTTCTTAAAGCGCGGACTGTCAAAACGGTCATCAAATAAATCAAAGTTTTTAGTGATTATATATGCGTCAATAGCAACCGTAGATGCAGGCGAACTCGTAACATCGTGGTCAACAAAGCCGTTTATATCCCCGCGTTCGCCCAATACATAAATATAGTCAGATTCCACTTCTGCCGTGCCTGTCAAATATGCGTCTGACATCATAAGTCTGTCATCAAATACCGCAAACGCACGGACAAAACACGGTCTACCACGCCAAAAACTCCACCGTTTATATCGGTCAAATACTGCTATTATATTGTTTACCTTTTCATCCTTATTAGTTGAATCCTGCGTTCTTTTTTCAACAAAGGCAAGATAATACCTATTGCCGTGAACCGTGCTTACAACGTCTGTCTGCGGTAATGTTGTTCCGCCTTTAACGTCTATCCACGATAAAACAATAGCGTTCAAATTCGGGGACAGGAAAGTCGCTGAATCTGAATTTTTCATATCGGCATATACGTTATAATTTAACTGAATGTATTCGTGGACGTATCTCGCCTTACCTAAAAGAGTAATTGTAACCTTGCCATTACCGGGTGTATTTTCGCTTGAACCGTCAATATTTGTATCACCACTTGTAACGGGAACCATTATTCCGCTTGTTCTTTTGTTTATGGTTTCATTGGCAGCAACGGATGTATATAACCACCCCGAAACAAGACTATGCTCTGTTGCCTGTGTAGTATCAAGCAATAGACTTGTAAGTTTACTTGAATCCGCACCTGTATCAATATTAGACGCGCCTGTCAATAGCCAGTCGCCTAATAGGTTATAATTACCATATACTCCACGCCAAAATGTAGAAGTCGTTGAATTATGCCCCATTGTGTCAGTAATAGGTATCAGCATATCGGGGATAGACTTATCTGCGTTTATGTTATAGCAATAAACCAAAGCGGAATACGAACCCGCAACGTGTCCGTCATCTTTAAGACTTACCACCGTTCCTGATAAATTTATTTCCATTAACTCTTTTGTGGTGTTATCCACATAATAAAATAAATTGCCATTTACATTTTTGATTAAGTTTAAAGATTTGTTTGTATTGTTATAAACCTGCGTAGTATCTTTAATAACGGAATTTGTTGTAGGAACCGTACCCTCGTTTAACGCATATCCAAAAGAATAAACTCCATCTGATAATTTCTGCTGATTAAATATAAATTCATACGTTACTTTAAATTGGAAAAAACCAATAGAAACCACACGATAGATGGCAGACATTTCTCTTGTTTCGTAATCGGTCGTAGTGTATCTATTCGTTAAAGTTAGCCCTGTAATAGAAGAAACAAAAGAATTATATCCTGTCCCGCTTGTAGTTTCTTTACTTCCTGATGCAAATACCCGTCCGTTGTTTACCGACAAGAAAATATCAGAACGAGAAACAAAATTAGTTTCTTCTGCCGTTCCCCACGTTGATAACAAAAGACGTTTAATAACATATTTAGGATATGTCGTTCCGCCTAACGTTTCCTTAGCGCAATCCACATAATATAAATTATCTCCGTTAATTTCAAAGTCAAGTCTGCCTGCGGAAGTATAAGAAAGAGTAAAGGGATTATCAACCGATTTTTCTGCAAGCGCAAAAACATAGCAACCCGGTTGCAACGTAACAGAATCGCCTGCAGGAATATAGCCATCAAAACCATTGTATGAAACATCTCCCGAAGTGTTTACAACTACCGAGCAACTTTGCGCCGATGCAGTTTTGCGTTCATAATAAATGTTTTTAGCCGTGGGATTAGTTATTGTAGTCCTATGTGAAATATAAAAATCATCCGTAGCATTATAATTACTTATTACAAAAAATGGTATTCCCGTGCTTGTTGTACTTCCTTTTGTGATAGATGCGCCAATAAATCTTATATATGTATTACTTGATTGATTAATAACGGTATATAAAGACGCGGCTCTGCTTATCGTTGCCCCAATCCCGCTTACGTTTACTGATTTTAACGTTGCTTCATCCCATGCCGTTATGCCCGCCGTTGTTCTTATTAACACACCTACATCAGAACCTGACTGTACAAGACAGTATATCCTATCTGTGGTAGCGTCATATTGCATTTTAGTTACAACCGAACTATATCCAAAATTTGAATTGCCAACCAAAGGCGTTGTGTTTTTAACCCATGCTTTTGTATCACCCGTTCCCGTCCAAGTATATTCATAAATAGTATTTCCCAAAGCACTATTTATAAATTCTGCTGTATATATTTTTTTATTTGTTACATCCCAACACATAGCGGTTATAACATTTGTACTTTCGGGCTTTATCCCTGTTGTGTCATTCCAAGTCATTATATTTTTAATGTTCATTCTATTTGCGCCTGTATCTGTTTGCGCCCAATTATTAAGCGCATCTACGCCTATGCCTTCATAATCGCCTGTATTAAATCCCGCGTCTGTTGTTATTGCATTTTTCTGAAATATAACGTCTCTCTGTTTGCTCAATTCCCACGTTTTCTGAATTGAAGAACCATTTGGCTGGTCTGAAATTTTCCTTGATGTGGAACCGCCCCATTCCCAAACGCCTTCCCTATTCCCCCACAGAATTGTATCTCTTTCGCCATATTCATCTGCTATGTTAAATTCCTGTATGCTATCGGGAAAATCACAACCAACGCTTGACACCTGCGAAAAAGTATAACTGTCAGATGTGGATGCCCCTGCCCACATACCCTTTTGTTTCCATACCATTACCCTATTATTTGCTTTAAAGGTTATCATACCTGTAATCTGCCTACCGTCATTTACATCTAATCCCTGCACGTTCTGTCCGGGAAACTCTAATCCGCCCGCTTCACTCCAATAGACTTCGCTGTCAGCGTCAAAAGAATGAGATAAAAATAAGCGGTTATCTGCTACCGCAACATATCTACATTTTGGCGGCTTAACAGATTCGGGAACAGGGGATAAAGCGGTATATGCGGTACTACCCTCGCCTGTCAACGTTGCGTCTGTCATATCTATTGTCGCCGTAGTTAAAGATGGGTCTGTGATAGTAGCGGCAAGATAATAAACACTTCCACCCGCTTCTGTCATCCAAACTTTTCTTGTAATATCAACACCATATGCAGGCGGAATAGGTAATTTTGTCAATACAAGTGTTTTAGAACCTGCTGCGGTATGTGATATAACTGCGTCATAGGCGTAATTTTTACTGTCATATTTGTATGTGATTTTAAGCAAATGAACGCCATCAGTTACATTACCCGCCGCGCCATCTGCCGTTACAAATCCATTTGCCTGTAATAAATTCGTGCCGTCCCAAGTAAAGACATCATCATATCCGTTTGTCATTATCAGTTTATCTTTGAAAGAAGCGAACCTTACTTTATACGCTGTATTAAAATCAGTTTTAATATCCGTCCAGTCAACCAAGTTTGTCGTGTATTTAACCGTTGTTCCTGCAAACGCCACAAGGTATTTATTACCCGCGCTATCTTTATGTGTATAAAGGTTTTCCGAACTCTTAACCGCAGCGGTTTCCGTTATTCCTGTTTTCCATTCTTCGCCTGTTGCGGTGGAAGAAAATATACCGGGTCTTTTCTGCGGATTATTATTATCGTCAAAGATAACATTCTGAACTTCCGCTAACTGATTGCGGGCAATATCTATATCATCTTTTTTATTATTCATTCCGCCGTTTAAGTTTCCTGAATTATAAGAAAAGTTTCTCATATTTAAGCCGCCACAGTTATAGTTATAGGGCTTGCGAAAGTCTGACCCCTATTTGTAACTCTTAAATAATATGTTCCTGCGTTTAAGTTTATAGTTATCTGTCCTACATCATCCGTGAATAGATTTCCTGAAAGTTTTGTTGCTGTTGACATAGACGGACTTGAATATACTTCCACTTTTGCGTTTTCGGCACCATCTCCATTTACGTCTTTAATAAGTAATGGCTGTGAAATACCGCCATTTCCTTGTCCTGCAAGCGATACATCAACGTCAATAGCGTCATACTGATACCTAAATGTTGTAAGTGTAGCCCCGCCATCAACATAAACCGCATAAGAATTACCCGTAACAAGACTTGCCGTAGGAATAGTATATTTATAAAGTCCGTTTGAAACTTCTGTCATATTCTGCGCATTTATAATAACGCTTGAATCGGATAATTTATACATAGTTAAAGCAGGTGTCAATCCTGTACCCGCTGTATTTGTATCGGTCTTAAACGCCGTGGTGTATATGTAATCGCTTCCGCTTTTAATACTTCTCATTTATTTCACCTCACATATTATTGTTAATAACATTGATTGCCCCGCCACCACTTGCGCCTGCTGTATCCCCTGAATATGTCCACGTATCGCCGCCGAAAATTGTTTGCGCCGATGTAGTCAACAATGTGCTTCCATCTGTTCCTAATACAACGATTTTTTTATTTAAAGGAAACATTTCAATAGCTGATAAATCAATACTTGTCGTGGCACCAGAAGCATATAGTGTATTTTCTACGGCGTCCGTAGACGCGTTTAATAAATTTACTTTCATTCCTGCAGTTAATCCCGCAAAGGTTATTGTACCGCCTGCTTGTAATACTGCATTACCAATATAATTCACGCCGGCTCCGCCCATTTGAGAGCCAAACCATTTTTCTGCGGAACCCGTTGGAAATGTAGTTGTACTTGTAAGTGCAGAAATTGTGAAAATTCTGACTCCTGCTTTAAATACTGTGAATCTATATTTTCCTGTCGTGTATAATGACTGTGTTGTATATAGTGCTCCGGCCGTCCACGTAGACGCAAAAGAACTATCAAAAGACATTATGCCGGTATTGGAGTATCCACCAGACCATATAAGCCTGGCTGGTGTTTGCAAACAATGGAATATCGTTCCACCTGCGGCACCTGCGAATCTCATTAAATTAGTTAAACTCGTTGAACCCATTGCCCAGGAAAACTGTGCTAAACAAATAGCGCCCGCGTCATAGGTTTTAGAAATTCCGCTATTAATATCAGTAAAGCTTCCATCAGACGGCGTTATATAATTTACGCCACCGACGGTTTTAATTATCCACTTTTGTCCAGCAGGGGCTTTAAGCGTAAAATCCACAGACGTTGCATCCGCTCCATTTGTTTGTCCTGCAAAATTTTCAAAGGCTTGTTTACCAACCGTTGTAAGTGTGATAGTATTAGCCATATAGCACCCCTTCCATTATGTTAAAATAAAAATTATATGCTTTTTCTTTATCTTCTTTGGTGTAACAATAAACCAGTTCTTTTATCATTGCTTCTGCCCAAAGTTTTATTATTTCAATTTCATTTAACTTTAATTCTCTTTTTATGTCCTCTGCAATTATCTCAAACACTTCAATACTTTTATTTTGCGTTTCAATACTTTCAACACAATAATCCATTGTGATAATCATTAATTCCCGGAACTTTACTTTTAACTTTTCTTTTGTCGTGTCAGAAAGTTTTATCACTTTTTTATCCCCTTTAATTTTCCCTTGTTTTCAAGCGCATAAAAAATAGATGTGCCTTTTTTCTTGCCTCTTCAAAACTATCACCTGCGCCATAACCTAATCTTGTAAAATATTCCCGTGGCATTATAATTCTCCAAGACTGCTATAATTTATGCTTTTAGACTGCGTTCCCGCAATCCGTGGACGCTTCTTTGACATAAGATTAAAGCGTCTTTTTAGTTTGTTGTATAAACTCATATATAAAGAATATTTTCCATTTTCATCATCCCTGCCTGCAAGCATAGCGGTCGCATAGTATTCAGCCAGCCGGTCAACCGTCTTTAAGAATACAGAGTAATCGCTATCGTTTGCAAGCGGGTCAGCATAGGATGTTGAAACTATTTCAAGCGTAACTGCCTCATCTGGCGTTGGGAATAATCTGATTTTGTTTAATCCGTATGAAGCCCAACAATACGGCTTGCCTGTATATTCTGTGGCTGTGTTGTCGCCATACATTGAAAGCATTGAAACGTAATCAATCTTATCCAAAACCTTACTGTCATAAACAACCGCCCGAACCTGTATCACGGCATCATCAAGGGTATATTCGTACGTCCCTGATACTGTTGTTTGCGTATCTGTGCTTTCGTTTGCTCCACTTATTTCAGCACATTCGTCAAGGCACAAGTTTATATACTCGTCTATTTCGTCATTCGGGTAAAAGTCGCTGTCAGAACCTAAATTTTTAAGCACCCTGCTACGGATAGCAGATAATGAACGCGTATCAACCGTCGTAACCGCGCTTCCTGTTGCCTGTATTATTATCGGGTCAGCCATTTAACTCACCGCCTATTTTTTCTTTGCAGGTCTGCCCGCCTTCTTAACCGTGGGCTTTACTTCTTCTTTCTTATTTTCATTAGAATTATATACAACTTCTGGTTTTTCTTCAAGTGTTTCTTTAACTATTTCTTTTGGCTCTTCTTTCACTGTTTCGGCGGGACTTTCTGCGGTCTTATCAATAACCATATCGCCTTCTAAAACCACACAATTCTGTGGAAAGTTTTCCGCCATAGCCAACCCCTTATCTTCGGGAAAGTCCTTTCCCAATTCATAATTACCACAAGCCAACTGAATTTTAACACCTTCCAAAAGACATTCAAAAATCACATTCTTTTCTGTGGTTATCTGCAACACTTTAATTTTGTCAGCCATTTAATTCAACCCCTTTCAAAGGTTTTATTTGTGTCCGAAAATGCGTTCGTATTCTTCACCATTAAAACAACAACTTGACGCTATTATCTGCCCGCCTTTTCTTGCCATTTTTACAATATCTTTGCCGGCTTGTCTTGCCACGTTTCGGCTGTCGTTTATTTTAGATTGGTCTATCTTCCTGTTATGTTCGGTCATCTCTTTATGCCAATTTATTTTACCTATCGTGCTTGACGGTAACTTACTTCCAATTTCAATTTTAGAACCCATAATTTTTCACCTATGAAGTTTTAAATTTTGAATCAGAATATACAACCAATTCCCCACCCTCAACAAGAGTAACCATAGCAATACCATTTTTCACATAGATATTTGGAAGAATTGAAGCAACTGCCGCCGAACCCGCCGCGTAAATAAGATTTGTATCTGCAACATCTCCTGTTGCCGCTACGTCATAAAGATATACGCTTGCCCCTGTCAATGGATTCCAGTCTACGCCATACACAACACATTCGCCAACCTGCAACATTGTCGCTGCCGTGGCTTCCGTTGTAACCTTTGCATTTGCTACACTGCGTCCGTTCATTTTATCACCGCCTTTTTAATAGACTGCCCTGCTTTTAAACAGGGCAGTCTTTTTATGTTTCTATGCCGTCTTTATTTTTGCTGAATCGTGTATCAGAAGAATGTCGCAAGCCGCATCCGCATTTCCACCCGTCAGTTTTACAACTGATGCTGTGGAATCAGCAGATTTATAAACGGAATACGCCGCCTTGTTTGTGATTATAACGTGGTCGGGTATTACGCCCATCGTGTGTGTAACTTCTTCCTGTCCTGTCGTGGTAAATTCGTAACCTGTGATTAACTCGCAGGTTGCCGAACCCATCTTAAACTTGTAATTTGCCTGTGCCATTTTGTGCCTCCTTAGTAACCCTGAATTAAAATTTCCGCTTTATCCGTTAATCCGGGTGTGTAAACTCTTGCTATCGTAGAAGAATACTTTGTAACGCCAAGCGCATTTGCGTTATACGTTATACCCTGTGGCGAAGCAACAATAAAATAAGATGTCGCGCTTAAAAATGTTCCCGCCGGGAAAGTAACCGTAATAACACCATCAACTGCGGTGCCTGTAAGAGCCAAAAATTTTACAGCCCTTGCTGTGAATGTGGTCGTAGTGCCATCATTTGCGCCTGTGGACGCTATTCCCACCGCCTTTCCGTTGTCTAACTGCACGTAAGGACCTCCGAGCGGCCATGCAAACGCTGAACCAACCACAAAAAGCAATATTACAAGAACCATTACAAAAGATTTTTTCATTGTTTTTACTCCTTTATTTTTATTTAGGGGTGGGCTTTATAACCCACCCCTTATTTCTATTTCAATTACAGAGTATAATCCGTGGTAACGCCTGTGATTACAGGTATTGCGTTCGGACGTTTGCAGAACAGATTTGAATAGTTCCTTGTGTAACCTTCATAGGCATCACAACCGCTTATCCTTGAAAGGATAGAACCGTCATCATTCGCCCATTCAAAACCTGTGCCTGTGTGGATTTCAAACAGAGAAGGTGTTACAAGCGCAAGTCTGCCTTTTACGTCATCAGATTCACGCAGGAACGGTATTCCGTGATAAGTAAACGTCTTGTAACCGCCGTCTATTGTGGCTTCGTTATTCCTTTTGTCAGGCAGAAGAAGTTTTGTGTAAACTGCGTCTGCAACTTCGGGTGAAGAAAGCCAATATTTCGGCGCAACGCCTGCTATTTCCGCAGATGTTTTCATCTGTGTTAAAACTGAATCTGTAATAGTTCCCTGCGCAGCAGTTAAAACTTTACCCTGCCAGAAACCATTACCGGCTGCTGAACGGTCAAGCCCAAAATATGTATTCGCGGTGCTGAATACATCGGTCAATCCGCTCATACCCTGTTCGTAGTTATCTTCCTGAACGATTATGGCATTATCCGCAACTGTAACGGCTGTGTCCATAGTCAGGGTTTTGGTGCTTTCAGTAATGTCAGAAATGGTAACGGAATCCGCCTGTTTTGTTGCGCCGTTGTAAATGTCAACAACCATATTTACCCTTAATCCTGTCAGGTCATCAACTACAACGGAAGTGCTTGCGTTTACCGCGCCATTTACTTTGCCGATTTCGCCTGTGTAAGTCCTAAGTAAAAGGATATTATAATCCTTTATGTTAGTCCTCATCTGTCCGTCCATCTTTTCTGTGAAAATGTCAACAAACGATTCTGAACCGCCATTGGCAAGTTTCATCAATTCGCCTTCAATTTCAATGCGTCCATAGTGTTTTACAAGCGGCACAAGTGCTGACTTGTAATTGCTTTTGGAAGCACGGGAAAGAACGTTATTTCCCATTTTCCTTGCGCCTGTCTGCGATTCTCTGCCTGCTTCAAGCGGTCTTACTGCATACTTTCCGCCCTGTTCAATAAACGCTGACGTTTTCTGAATATCCTTATAAAAGATATTCCTGTCGTTGTACTGTTTCTCAATCTGTGCTGAACCGTAATACTCTTTCAGTATGTCGTTGAATAAATCATTTCCCGGTGCTGTCGGATTTGCCATTTTGTAATTCTCCTTTTATGTTTTTGGTTTCCTGTCAGCCATAAAGTTTCTTATGGAATCCTTGAAACCTGCCGTGCCTATGCCCGGCTTTTCTGTCGGTGGCTGCGTTCTACCGCCGCCGCCGCCTTTACCGCTTACAGGTGTTCCGTCATTCTTTGCCTTTGCTATGGTATAGTCTTTACTGAATCGTTTCGCTTTCTTTTCCGCAAAGGTCTTTACTTCTTCAACCGTTCCGCCAAGCGAAACTTCGCTGATAATCGCCCTGCGCAAAGTGTCAATATCTTCTGCATCGGTAATGGCAAACTTTTCCGCTAACCCTTTCAACTCGTTATCCCAAAAAGCCCTGACACCCATTATTTCCGTATGTCTTTTTTCGCTTTCCTTTTCGGCTTTTATGGCATCAAGTTCTTTTCTCATAGCGATAATTTCAGGATTAGTCATTTCCTCATTACCTTTTGCAACCGATTTATTCTTTGCGCGTGCAACCACAGCATCAATTTCAGACTGTAACTCCGGGTGTTTTTCAAGTTCAGTATTCCACGCCTTAACCACAGCCGCTTCTTCTTCCAATTCCTTGCGCATCTGTGCCAAGTCCTGATACTTTTTATTATACCCGGCTTCTAAATTCTTTTCGCGGTCAAGCGCCTGTTCAATCTGGTCGGCGGCTAATACTTCCTCGCCTCTTTTGAAAGATACGCTTCCGTCGTCATTCGTGATAATTTCTAATCCCATTGTGTTTCTCCTTTTTTAAGCCGTCATTTTAAAAGATACGCTATGCGCCTTTTAAATGGGTGGGCTTTTTCACATCTCTTCCTGCGTTTCTGTTTCTTCTTCGCTATCTGTCATTACTTTTGGTATTCTGTTAGCCGCGCCCCCTTTCGCATTATTTTTACCTTCTGTTAAAATATTCTTTGTTATCTCGCCTTTGGTTTTATCACGCTGTAATTCAAGGTCATTCTGTGCCTGGTTATCGTCCACTTTCATATCTGCCTGTGCTTCAAGCATTATCCTTGTCTTTTCAACCATCGCCTGCAACTGTATCTGTTTCTGCATCTGCTGTTCCTGTGATTGCGCTGTCATATTCTGTTTTTCAAGTAAAGCACGTCTGTGGTGTTCTTTGTGCAAAGTATATGCTTCGTGAACATCGGGATTTTCGCGTATCAAGTCACCATATTCAATTTCTTTCTGCCTATCTTCAATAACCTTAATATGAACCTCATCAATATCCCAATCGTTGCGCGGAATACCAACAAACCTTTTAACAGGTCTTACATACGGCTGTTGTGTCTGCGGATTTATCAATGGCTGTCCTGTGGCGGGGTCAATAATAGGTTCCATTACTTCCTGTTCTTCACCCTTATTGCCGTCATCAAGTATGCTGTTTTCATACTGTGCCTGTTCAAAATCAAGTCCGCCTTCCATCATCGGGATAAACTGTTCAAAATCAAGCATCTGATACGTCATTCGCTGTCCTTCTTCTGTCTGCGGTATAATACCCATCTGTCTTAAAGCAATTACCGTATCCATCGCGGCGGCTTTATTCAGCGGTAACAATGAACGTATTTTAACCTTTATGTCCGTGTTCCCTTTAAGCATAGCCCCTGTAAAATTCTTGACAAAACGAGCATTTGGCTTACCTACAATTTTAATCATACGCGGTATTGAATATGTGTTTGCAATAATCCTTAAAGCCATGCTGAATGCCTTTGATAAACAGGATTCAATCTGAACCTGTAATATTCCCATACGGGTATCATCCGCAGAACCTAACATCTGTAAAGCCCTGCCCGATTTTATTCCTGCGGGTGCCACGGCGCGGGAAACGTCATTCACGCCAAATATTTCGTTTATGTGCATTTTACATTGTCCGATAGAACCCAATATGTCGCCGTTAAACTGCGGTGCCTGTAACCACGATGGTCTGCCACCATCCTCGGACGCGTCATTAATATACGGCACAAAAGAAGATAACTCATTACTTATATCCTGTTCTTCTATGCCATTACCTTCGGGATTAAGGAATATCGGATATGAATGTGTCGCCATATAATTCATATACATACTCCAAGATTTATTTATAATTCTCTGTGGCTGACGCGCATCCGTAACAGGTGGCTTACCCCAAAACGCATCAAGCATACTCTGATAATCCATTTTATAAAATGGTAATTCTTCATCATCCCATAAATTCCACGGCAGGTCGCCTTTATATAAGACTTCCCTTTCTTCGGTTACAGTTAAAAGTAAACCCTTCGGATATTCCGCGCTTTTCTTATGCCAAAACTCGTGAACCATTGTGCAATCTTTTAAATCTGTATTCGCAGATGCGCGGTCAATTATGTTCTTATAATTCGCATACGCTTCTGCAAGTCTTAAATCTTTTCCGCCGCCTTTAATTTCTTTTTTATAAACATCTTTTATCCACTTATTGCTTCTTACTTTGGATATACACCACCATATACAATCCCTATCTGTTTTCGCACCCATATCGTGAGAAACCTCAAACGGGGAAAGGAAATCAAATTCAACCCTGCCCTCATGCTGATTATCTTTCCAAAAATCTTCGCTTTCAGGTGTAAGCCCATACTGTGTATTTATTTCTTCTGCTGAATATTCCTTGCCTGCCGCCGCGTTAAAATAAGGATGTACAACCACAGAGCCGGCATTAGCCATTACGGGTATAGCGCGGATTAATTCAAGGTTAATATCATTATCATCCCATAGGGATTCCACAACCATTTTAGCAACCTTTGCGGCTGAAACGTCATCACTCTGCGGACTTTTCGGCTGTGGTAATATTGTGCGTTGTCCTGCGGCAACACGCGCCGTGATTATATCCACGGTCGGCTTAATATAGTTTAACGTGTAATTCTTTTCCCCTGCCTTGCCTGATGCAAATAGGCGCGCTGTATTCGCAAGGTTAACGCGTTTCCATTGGTCGCCCATATAATACGCAAAATTAAGATTCCAATTCGCCTCATTAAAAGTCTTTTCGCTTTTATTGGAATCAAGCATTTCAAATACATACGTTACGTCTTTGTCATTTGTGTTTTTGATAGCCATTATTCAATATCCCCCTCTTGTAAAGGCGTTTCCATATTATCCATATTCAAAGGTTTATTTTCAGTAGGTCTGCTGACAAAGGGTAATTCGGGCTGTTTCTCCATACGTTTAAGTCTTGAATCCACAATCCGCTTTCTTGTTTTTTCGGGTAAATTTTTAGCAATTACCGCGTCTATAAGAGCGTCATTCTTTTTTCTTTCCGCGTTTAACTGTGCCGCAAACACACAAAATATTCCAAACACAAACAGATAACTCATCCCGATTATCACTATCAGTTCCACGTTAAAGGTCATATCCGCCTCCGTATTCCAATTCAGCGGCAGGACGTCCAAACCTGCCTACGCCATCTCTACGCCTACGCATATTAGCAACGTGCCGCGCTTCCGCCCGCGCCAACGGGTCAGGTATGTCCATAAACGCATCACGTTTAACCCTATCTTTTGCGGGTGGTCGGCATATATCCAAACCATACGCTAAAATATCAGAGCAATCTCGTTTTGTGCTATTCGGAAATTTAAGCAATTCCTCTTTAAGGTTATTCCAAAAGTCAACTTCACGTCCGTCCGTATTTATATATTTCTCTCTCAACTCGCGGGCAGGAAACTTAACGGCTTTCATTTCAAAGCGCGGTTGCATCGCGGATATACGGTCATCCTTATTCCTATTGCCGGGCGATAACTCGCACGTTGAAAACATTTTGTTTTTTTCAAGCATCATTTTCAAAAGTGCCTTGCGGATATACATCTGGAATCCTACCGTTTCAATCCCTGTCATATCAGGTGTCCATTTCTCCATAGTCTTGAATATGCGTTTTTCTAATTCGCCGGGTAATAGTCTATCCCTGAACCCATCTCTTAAATACCAAACGTTATTCTCATCAACGTCAATTACAATCCCTGTTGAGAAGTCAGACTTCTTATTCTTTGTCGCGGCAGGGTCAACCATAAAATACCTGTTATATTTTTTAGGTAAATCTTCCTGCCTATAAATCTCTTTAAAATATTCTTCGGTAAATTTCTGTGTTTCGGGTGAAACAGGGTTTAACTGATACTGCGCGGAAAACTCTAACGTTGTCATTTGCCTTTTAAGTTTCGCTATTTCTTTCGCGTTTAACTTCCATTCAAAATTTAATGAACCGTCATCGTTCACGGCAGGTCGAATATACACATTGAAATCTTCAAGGTGTCCGTTCTCTGTTTCAAGCAACGTGGAATATAAGTCGCCCCAATCCCACCGTGTTCCGATTACGTCTATCCTTCCGCCGGGGTGTTCTAACAGGGAAAGTAATCCCATAAAATATCCATACAGTTTCTCTTTGCTATCCGCCGACGTTACGTTCGCGGCGGTTACAAGGTCATCCGCTTTTATAAGGTCATAATGCTTTGACGTTTTAGTGTTATCAGGTGAACCTATTTCAATCGTATGTTCCTTACGTATCAGCGTCCTGCCAATAACCGTTATTTCATCCTGTTTCCAAACATCGCCTTTCAAATTGCCGAACAAAGCCACAAACTTTGGATTCTCTGAAATCTGTTTCTTAATATCAGATAACATATCTTTGGCGTTCTTTAATACCGCAGACGTTATCAATATTCTTATATCAGGATTTTTAATTATTTCCCAAATAGCCATTGTAATCGTGCAATACGTTGTCTTTAATGTTGAACGCGGTACAAGGATTAAATTAAACGGTCTATCACAATCGCTGCCGGCGGGGCGGGTCAGCATCTTCCTCATTTCCACATACGGCTCATATTCTTTTAAGTCTTTATATCCAAGTATTTCTCTCGCCAAAAACAACGGGTCGGCATAACACATACGCCTTTTAACTTCTTTCTCTATCTCCACAAGGTTTTCCCACATTACCCTGTTATTAGGTTTCTGTCTTTCTTTTACGTCTATACGTTCTTTAAATAATATTTTAGCCTTTTCAACTTCTTCAAGGCTCGGTAATCCATCTGTCGTCCATTCCCTTTGTACTAACTCGTTTTCCATTTAAGCCCTCTTTAAATTTTGTGCGCGAAAGTGAAGCGCCATTCATAAGAGCGGGGACGGTCGCGGCGCCCTATGCCCTCTTTTCGCGCCTGTCTAAAATAAATTTTTCTTTATGCCTTATTTATATATTATAATCACATACCTGTCAACAAATACTTTAACAAAAATCATTTACGCTTTATTTATATATCAACGTCGCATAATGTATATTATGTAAACTAAGCATTTACTCATTTACGCCTTTAATGTCTATTGATTGTTTAGTTTGTTCAAGTGTTACATTAACCTTTCCGCCTGTTACGGCGTTCATAATACCGGCTAATGTATCATTGATGCCTTGATTGTCTTTCTCTGCCATCTTGCCAATGGCTTTGGATTTATAAAGACTTGCCTTATCCTGCATAATTCCCAGACCCAAAGATAGATTCTTAATATCTAACATTGACAATATATTTTTCTTCTTGTTTTTGTTAAGTGTTTTAAGAGTATTTGCAATCAATGACGCGCCGTCATTAACCGCATCAGTATATAAAAGATATGTATTTAGCTCTTTTTTTTGCGCATCAAATAGGGCGGCGCCTTCCTGTTTAACTTCTGTCAAGTGTTTATAAGGCCTACCGCCTTTATTCTTTAATTCAGGCATTTCATCATGTGTCAAAATTTTGACAGTGGATAAGTTTTCGGATGTTGTTTCAACTTGTTTCATTTTTATTCACTTCCTTTTTTTATTTTAAGAAAGTTTTTAATTGTGTGATGTTATGAAACATATACAATAAAAAAAAAATAAAGTCAAAAAAAAAAATAAAAAATGTTTTAAATTGAAACAAGTTTATATGATGAGATAATAAAAAATAAGATAATCATTAATGATATAAGGACAAAATATTAAAAAAGAGTTAAAAAAAAACCTTTTTACATATAATAATAATATATCTTATATTTAATGTTTAAAAGTCTTTAAAGTCTTTATATAAAGACTATAAGAACTATATATATATAATATATAGACTGAAACCTTGGCCCCGCCCGCGCCTTGGGATTTAAATTTGCGCCGGCTGCCTTGCCTTTAATCAATCCTATTATGTACCGCGCTTGTGTTTCCGTCTGTTTGCTGCCGAAATTCTGGCAATCCCGCCGAAAATTTGGCAGTCGTGATTATCCTTTATTAATACCGCTATTCTTTATTTTAGCGTTTTGTGGTGTCAAAAATTCGGCAGTTTTAACTTTTGACCGCTAACAAAATAAGGCGTTTAATTGTGGCACGATGTATGCTTATACTTAGGCACAAGGCAAGCAAAAAAAACGGAAAGGGAGGCAAAAGATGAATTTAAAAAACGAAATAATAAGGCTTGGCATTCATGTTTATTATGATTTTTCCGGGAGGCGTGTCTGGGATGGTTATGCATCCCCTTTTAGAGCAATAGAAGCAAAAAAAGAAGAGATAAGACGCGCCGAAAAATTAGAGGCAGAAAAACCTTGTAATATTTATTGGAATACTTTAAGCGATAGCGAAAAAAGGAAATACCGTTATATGATTATGGAAGAAAAATATAGTGCATACGCCGACGCGGCGGAACTTGCCTTTATGTTTTCAAATCAAACATTGGAGGGTAAATTATGAACTGGAAAAAGCACAATGAAAAACTGAACGGGCTGTATAAAGGGAATGTAGGCTTTAAAGCGTTTGTTGTCGGCGTAGCGTTATTGGTTGCTGTATTAATAGGTTTGAGCCGTTTTAACAGGCCTATTAACCAGGCGGAATTGTCCGGCTGTATTGACGGGCTTTTCAACGGCGAGTTTACAGACACAGCATGCGAAACATGCGAAAAACTAATAAACAGGAGGTAATTACAATGGCAAAAAATGATGTTTACCAAATAATAACAGATAGAATAATTGAGAAACTTGAAAGCGGCGTTATACCATGGAAAAAGCCATGGACGCCGGGCCGCGCGCCTCAAAATATGGTATCAAAGCGGGCTTATCATGGATGTAATTTGTGGCTTTTAGACAGCACGCGTTTTAAAAGCCCGTTTTACCTGTCTTTCAAACAGGTTTCCGCCTTGGGCGGAAAAGTGAAAGCAGGAGAGCGCGGGCAGATAGTCATTTATTGGCTTATACGCGAAAATGAAGAAACGAAAGAAAAACGATTTTTTCCTTTTTATTATACCGTTTTTAACTTTGAGCAAACAGAGGGATTGACATCCCCGGCAGAAAAACAAGCGCGGGAAGTTAACAAAATTGAAGAGGCGGAAAAATTAATCGCAGGGTATAAAGACGCGCCCAAAATAATAGAACGCCCACAAGATGAGGCGTTTTATCGCCCGTCAAGTGATGAGGTAATTATGCCCGAAAGAAAACAGTTTAAAACAGATGATAATTTTTATTATACCTTATTCCACGAGTTAACACACAGCACAGGACACAAAAAACGCCTGGACAGATTCGGCGGCGCGGGCAGTCATAACTTTGGCGGGATAGATTACAGCAAGGAAGAGTTAACCGCCGAAATGGGCGCGGCGTTTATGGCAGGTATAACCGGCATACAGCCGCAAATTGAGGCAAGCGCGGCATATATACAGAATTGGTTACAGGTATTAAAAAATGATAAGCGCTTTATTATAAGCGCATCCAGCAAGGCGCAAAAGGCCGTTGATTATATAACAGGAAAAGAAATAAAGGCAGAATAAAAAGCGGGCGCGCATACGCGGAGGCGGTATCATGGGAAACAAAAAAGAAACAAAACAGCGGTATATTTACGCAGAAAACAGGGCATGGCATGGAACCAGAATTGTTGCATTAACCAAAATAACGGGAAAATTTATAGATGCCCGCTTTGAAGAAACTGACAAAATAGAAAAATTTAAGGGCAAAAGAAAAGAGCGGGCGCGATTATTATTTGAAATAACAAAGGCATACAACGGGGAATATTTGCTTGATATTTATTATTATTTGGTTGACCGTAAAGAATTAAGCGCGGACGGCAAAAACTTTTTAAGGCGCCCGCCTTGTTTTGGTGGAATAGCAGCAAGTTTTTCCACGGTTGAAATGGCTATAAAATTTATTGAAGATAGAAGCGGAAGAAAAATGATATTATCAAATGAAGCGGACATAAAAGCATATTAAAACAAGCGCGATAAGTAAAATAAAAAATGGAGGTTTTAAAATGGAAAACAGAGAGTATCCCAAACAGTTAGAAAGCGGGCGCTGGATGGACGTTAATGGAAATAGTTACAAAACATTATTGCAGGCAGCAAGGGCGCAAGCAAGCGCGGAAGTTTACGATATAAAAGGCGCGGAAAAAAAGGATTATATCGCAAATATCATTTTTGAAATCAAGACAAAATTAAGGTAATAAAAAAATCTGCCGCGCCGGCGGCATATAATACCGGCGGAAGGAAGGGGATAAAATGGCAAATATAAATAGACTTTTTAGGACAAAACAAAACGTGTTACGCCTTGCGGGTTATTTAAGCCTTAAAAGTAAAAGATTAGACGGAACGTTAAAAGGCTATCAATACGGAGTAAAAGCGGCGGTTCTTTACGCCGTTGTTTCAGATATGCGCGATAACATGACGGTATACATTCCCCGCGATATGTATACTTTGGAGGGTTAAAACCATGACTAAAAAACAGCGCACGGAATTAATGGCGAAAATGTTACCAAAAGAAACAGGCGCGGCGGCGGTTTCAGTTATCGCGGCGGTAATCCTTGAAGGTTTCAGCCTTGACAATGAAAAACACGTGGCGGAAATCGCGGCGCGGTGTAAAAAATACAGGGCGGCCGGCGCGGCATCCTGGAAACAAACAAAATTAGCCTACGCCTGCCTTAAAAAGACCGGGACAGAGCGCGAGCGGGCGGCAATCCTTGAAGATTTTCTCTTAAATCCGCGCTTAATTTTGGACGCTGTAAGGCCGCGCAATATTACCAAAAAAATATGGGTAAATAAAACTAATCCGGCCGTATGGGAAAAACAGGAATATAAGCCCGTAAAAAACGCGCCAGAATTGATTTTAAACGCGAGCGGAAGCGAAACAAGGGAAAACATACCAGCGAATGAAAA